GCGAATTGGTCAGCGAGCCACGAGGCACCATCGGAGAGCATGTCGGCCATCGGTCACCTCGCAGGCACAAGACCGCCGGCGGTGCTCGAGGAGGAGCGACCGCCGGCGGCTTGCGGGATAAACGTCAGGCGGGGCCGGTGGAGTTCAGGTCGTAGAGCATGCCGTGGTTGATCGACACATCGACCGTCGTGTCACCGGCGGCCGCATCGACCGCCACAAGGCCGGCGATGCCGGTCGTGGTTGCGGAGCCCGTAACGCTCAGGTTCGAGTGGAGATAGGCCACGCTGCCGGCGGTCAAAGCGCCGCCGGTCACCTTGGTGAAGGTGAAGATCCCGCGGACGTTGACCGAGCCCTTGGCGCTGGCCGCGATCGGACGGCTGACGACGCCGACGACCTTACCGAGGATGACCACATCGCCGACCGCCTTCGCGGTCGTCGGCGTGTAGTCCCAGGAATCACCGATGTTCTGCTTCAGGGTTGCCATCGCAAAGCCTCATAGGTCTGGAGTGTGTGGTGAGCGTCATCCCGGCGGGCCTGGACATCCCAGGCCCGCCGGGCACGGATTACGCTGGCATGGATCAGGAGGTCGCCATGCGGTAGCAGGAGCGGCTTTCCGCCTTGCTCACGCCGAAGTCGAAGTAACCGCGAACCTCGATTCCGAGGGTGTCAAAGGAGGCTTCCGCCTGCTCGACGATCGGCGACCGCTGCCCGTTGAGGAAGCCGACTTCCATGACCGGGAGATCGTTCGGATCGGAACACAGCCACCACGTCGAAGACGAGGTGAGGTACGCCGAATCGACGATCTGGAACTTCCCGGCCAGGACGTTCGCCTGGGGCTCAAGCACCTTCCCCGAAGTCGAGCCGAGGCTCGACGCCAGGAGCGTGTTCCCGGTCTGGATCTTGTCGGCCGTGATCCGCAGACCAACCGGCACGAGCAGGATCTTCGGCGTGATGCCGAGAGGGTTCCCGTCCGGGTCGTTCAGCGAGCGATACGCACCGTACGCAGTCTCGACCGCACCGATCGCCATCGCATTACCCGCACCGGCGACCGCCCCCTGGTAGTAGCTGGCGTTGACGGTCGTACCGACCTGAAACTCCGTCCAGAAGACGGAGTTGAACTTCAGCGCGGCACCACGACCCAGCCGGCGGGGAACCGCCGTCAGAGCCCCGAGATCATCGTTGATGATGTCGGTACGGGTGATGCTGGAGATTCGTCCGTAGGTCTTCGCCTGGAGCGTCCGGATAGCGTCGCCGGCGTCAGCCGACTTGAGCCGTCCGTCCCCGCCGACTTCGTCGAACACGAATCCGCCGTCGAGCCGAACGCCGGTGATCGCCTTGAGGTCGTTCAGCGGCCGCACCAGCGAAATCTGATCCCACACCGACTCGACCGCCTCGAAGCCGGCGAGAAGGTACTTGTTATATGTCGCTGCCAGGATGTTGGAGATGTTGTGCGTGGCGAAAGCCGCCCGCAGAATCACCCCGATGTTTCCGGTCGTGACCTTGTGAACGCCGTCGTACCCGCCCTTTCGAGCGGCACTGACGAGCACCTCCTGAAGACCGATCGTGCGGGACCGCATGTGCGCGGCCTCGGTCATCGGCGAATCACCGTACTTGGCTTCGATCTGCTTGCCGAGTCCGCCGACCACCTGCATGGCGGCGATCGTCACCTGATCCTCGTCGAGGGCCGGCTTGCTGGCGTGGATCGCCGGCCCGCCGCGAACGTCGCGCAGATCCTTGAGCAGCGTTGCCTTCACATCGCGGGTGACATCGGCAATCACCTCGGCACGAATCGATGCCAGATCGATCTTCTGCGTGGCACACGCCATGTCAGAAGGACCGGTCGGCATATCGGCCTGCTGAACATCGGGGCCGGTCGGCATCACGTCGACGGCGGCCTGCGTCTCTGCGGACATAGGAGACTCCCCCGCCGTGTTGGCGGTAATGGTGACGGCCGTCGCTGCGTCGGCCCCAAGGGTGACAAACGAACACTCCCGCAGCGTGGAGCGCTTTACGATTCGGACCGGACCTTGAAAGGTCTGCCCGTTGATTTGTGCGGTGTCGCCGGACGCCACGAGGTAGTCCTCGTCAACGTCCGCGCCGACGCTTGCCTGCCACTGGTAGCCGCGGTCGCCGAGCTGCACGACCTGCATGGCCGCTTCGCACTGAGCGAGGATCGCGCCGTCGATGACGAGCTGGTTGCCGATGGTGCCGGTGCCTTGTCCGAGGACGGACTCGAGCGAGTAGTCGTGGCCGAAGACGATCGGAATCACCGACGGCACACTCATGCCGGCCAGGTCGATGACGATCGGTTCCTTGCTCCACGCCTGGCGGATAAGGCCGCCCGTGTAGCCGACCATCGAAAACCGCGGAATCCGCGGCGTCGAAAGCCCTTCAGCCTCGCTGCCGTCATCGTCCGCACGAAGGAACTGCACAGCCGATCGGATCGAGAGATTCGTCATGCGTTGGCCCCCTCGGTAATCGAATTGGCAAACGTCTGGCCGGCGTCGCCGCCCGTCACCTCTGGGCCGCCAGCAGCGTTGACTGGGTCCGACTGCGGCACGACGATCTGCGACGGCCGGTTACCGAGAGCGAGCCCCAGCTCGCCCATGAGCTGCCGCTCGGCGGCGATCTGCCGCAGCTCCTCATCCCACTGCTTGCCCTGGCGGGCGTACTCGGCCGACAGGCTGGTCATGAGCGTCGAGAGCTTCGTCTCGGTGGCGTTGGCCTCTTTGACGGGATCGATCCCGTCGTTGCCGTTCCATACCCAACTCCAATTCCACTCACTGACGGGCGGAAGGTCGTCGGCGATCATGCCGGGGACAAGGAGAGCCTCATCGAGCCACGCGGCGAAGATCCGGTCGAGCCAGGAACGCTCCAGCTCGTCGCGGTCAACGCGGACGTTCTGATCGTGCAGGCTGCCGTCGAGACGGGCAGAGGAGAAGTTGTAGGACGATGCGTCAAAAGCGGCCTTGTGATACGGCAGATTCACGCCGCGGGCGATCTCGCCGAGGATCGTGCGGGTGAACGCTTGGTGCGTGTTGGTCGGCTGCTCTGCCTTGAGCTGGGAAATGTCCCAGCCTTCCGGCAAGGTCGTCATCGTTCCTTTTTCGATCTCGATCGCGGCGAACGGCTCAACCTCGTCGACCTGGGCGGCCGGAGAGTTGCTATGCACAAACGCGGCAAGGTCGGCGGCGATCTCGGCGGCTCGGATCACCGCTTCGGTGTAGCGCCGCATATTCGCGGTCAACCGCAGACACGGTGCAAGTTCCGAAATCCCGCGATGCTGGCCGGGCCGCGTCGAGCGGAACCAGTGCAGCATGTCCTGCGCCGGGATGCGCTTGTACTCGTTCACCCCGATCAGGTAGTTGCTGCCGGGATGCGTCTTGAGCAGATGAAACGCGATCACGTTGCCGTGATCGTCAAGCTCGACGCCGTCCACAAGCGACCCGTCCGGAGACACGGTCTGCTGCCATTGGTACATGGGCGAGGCGACCTGATCAGCCTCAATAAGCCGGAGATCGAGCTGCACGCCGCGAGGGTCAAGTCGCGGATTCGTGAACAGCAGCGCGAACGCCTCGCCGTCGAGGAACTTGGCCTCGGTGGCGACGCGGAGCTTGTCTGCCAGGCGGACATGCCACGACCAGTCGTACCAAGCTCGTCCGATCGCACGGTCTGCCACCGGATTGCCGGTCGTGAGCAATACCCGCGGCCCAATGCCGATTAGGTCGTTGGACTTCGTGGTGCAGATTCCGTGGACGTAGGCGTTGTTGGCCCGCTCGTATCGGGCGCGGTTGCGAATGATTCGCCGCACTTCCGGCACAAGAGCGGCGTTGGCCGACAGCGAGTCAGCGTTCTTCCAGTGGCGGCTGTCGTCGCTCGTCTGCGCGGCGTCGAACCGAGCGCGGACGGCCTGCTTGGCGACCGTGACCTGACGCGGCGAACGGGCGGCCGGCTTGCGGCTGGCTCGCGCCTTCGGTGCGGTGCGCTTTGCCATGTCAGACGCTCCCCGGCGGCTTGAGCGTGTTGAATCGCAGCCCGCGGTGCGTGTTGCTCGCTCCGACGGCAGCCCGGCTGGCGAGGTACTTGTCCGCCTCGATCATGTCGGGGATCGATTGGGCGACGACCGTGCCCGCGTCCGTCTGGACGGACGCCGGCCCCTGGGCCACCGTGTCGATCTTGGTCGCAATCTCGTCGCTCATGCCTCCACAATCGCGGAGGCGGCAACGGATCGAGAGGGGGTGTGGCTACGTCTTGTAGCGCTTTGTAACGATCTTCCGCCGGCCGTCAGGGCCGGCGGGGATGCTGATCTTCTTGCGCTTGCGGAATCCGCCCTCGCTGGCGGCCGGCTCGAGGCCGGTGATCGACGCCGCCACGGCGCAGCCGACGAGACAATCCCACCAATGATTCTCGCGGGCGACCGACTTCCACTCGTCCACGCTCCGGCCGCGGGCCTCGACGCGGACCGGGAACTCTGCCACGAGGTGCTCGATTAACATCTCGTGATTGCCGGCGTGAAACATGATCGCCTCGGGATCGCCGAGGCCGAGCCGAAGCCGAGCCGACGTGAACGTCTTCCAAAAGTTCGTGTCGTACGTCGCCTCGATCTGGACGCCTTCCAGCGTCTTACCGACGAGCCAATTCAGGCCGCCGCGGTCGCCACGATTCTTCCGCGGCCCCATCGGCGTCCCGCTCGCACCGACACCCTTGCCGCGGCTCGGAAGGATCTGTGCCGCAAACGGTGTCGAGCGGCAAAAGTTCCGCACTACCGCCGTCGACTGCCCCCAGTTGGAATCCACGAGCACCTGCGATATCCGCATCGGGACGCCGTCTTCCCGCTGCCATTCGTGCGACAGCAGCAGCCGCGCCGTCTCGTCCAGGCCGGCACGTAGCGCCGCCTCAAACGATGCGCCGGGTGTCGCCAGCGCCAGCGTCTTCCGTGCCGATCCCGCTTCGTAGAACGACGAGCCCTGATCCGGGTGTGCCCCATATGCGACGACGTGCCCGCCGAACGATTCCGACCACGACGCCACCAGCCAGTACAGCAGCCGCTCCTGCACGTCCACGAATGCGGTCAGCTTCGTGTGACCGGCCGGCACGATCCCGCGGGCGATGTTGGTCGCTCGCAGTGGGAGCTGCCGCTTGTCGAGCTTGTCGGTCGTGATGTCGTCGGCAAGCGGCGAGTTCTGAAACTCGGCATTGAACGCGGCCTCGCCGCGGTCGATCCGCAGATTCCAAGCGTGCTGAATCGCCGACAGTTCGTCCGGGGACTTCCGCTCCGGCCATGCCACGCGGCTGCCAGCGTCCATCGCGGCCTGCCGTTGCCGGTAGTAGTCGTCGGCCGCGCCGGTGCCAGTGCCGTCCCGCTGGCCCTCGCGCCGCAGCTCGGCGTACTGGCTCCAGTCGTCTTCGGCGTCCGGCCACTCGTAGACCAACTTCGTCCGCTCGCCTTGCCACGACGGGTGCTTCTGCCGATCTAGGAGCCGGTCCGCCAGGTCGTCGGTGCGGATGACGGTGACGGTGCAGAGCCCGCTGATTCGCTTGCCGGGGCCGGCGAGGCCGAGGATCGCACCGGACAGCGTCCGCTCGCGGGTAGCACACTGCGACGGGCTGGCGGCCGACTCGTCGGTCTGCGGATCGTCGATCAGCACGAGGTCAGGCCGAATCGTCCGGCCGTCGGGGCGGGTGTGCCGAAGCCCGCGGATGCGGCCGGTGATGCCGGCCACGCGGACGGCAGCCCCGGAAGATGCCCCGCCGGGGACGGTGGCGAGCGTGATCTGGTCCGATCCCCATTCAATCTTGGTCGACTTTCCGTCGATCGTCTGCCCCCTCGCCCGCTTGTTGATCCCCTCGAGCGCTCGAATCGGGTAGGTAGCCTCCGGGAAGTCGTCGGCCAGGAGGTCGTTCTGCTCAAGGTGTGACTTGATCGAATCAAGCATCTGCTCGGCGATCGCCTGATCCGAGCCGACGATCGCGATGAACTGACGGTGCCCGTGAAGCAAAGCCCACATGGATGCCCATTCGCAGATGGTCGTCTTGCCGGAGCCGCGGGGCATTGCGAACGCGAACAGCTCGCCGCGGAGGACAGCGCCTTCGATCTTGGCGATCGCCGTCAAATGGTCCGGAGACCACGCCAGTGGGAACGACTCCGATGCGTACGTTTCGCAGAAGAGCCGGAAGTCGGAGCGGGTGCCGTCGCGCCGGCCGGCGTCGACAACTTCCGGCGGCGAGCCGATGTCGCGGCCGGCGGCTGAGACGCGGCGGGCTCGCCGTTCGTCTCTGGACTTGATGTCTTCGTACCGGGCTGCGTCACGCTTCGCCTGGGCGTCGTCCGGTCGTGGTTTCTTGTCGGACTTCACCGCCATTCAGTCACCGGATTCTTTGCGGGCCAAGAAAACTGAGAAATCTTGGC